TGTTATAATCCTTTTGTTTTACCAGAACGTGAACCCATAGCTGTTGAGAGTACCTTATATCGCAACTCATCGGCTTGGTGGTCACATCCTCGTGTGTCAATGTCATCCATATCGTCTTTGTCGCGGGACAATGTGGGGAATATTTCAATGAAATCTTTACATGTGTTAAATACAAACAATCCTGGAAACTCACGTACTGAACCTAGTGGTCTAATCGCTCCAGATAGGTACTTACGTACTGCTTGCCAGCCACCTGTGCGCGAACCCGGTGATTTATCTGACCTACGCCACGTTACCCCTGCGTATGTCTTGCCATCGTCTAGGCGTACTGGCTTAAGCATATCAGCAGCAATTGATGCACCCGATTTTACATCCCAGATTGAGTTATCCGCTGCACCGGGTTTTACGCGTCCATATATGCCCAAGGCTATCTCACGTTCTATGATGCCTTTGGTAATTTCGGCATTAAGTAGCATTAAGCCTTTGTTAGGTTGCCCCTCTTGTGCGCCATACCATTCGGCTATACGGAATATATCACCACGTATTGTGCTTATTGTTCGACCATCCGACAATGTAATATCACATCCATCGGAGTTCCAATACCATGCAATGGAAAAGGGAGCAGAGCTACCCCAGTCGAAACAACGGTCAATAAAACCACTGTGAGGTATGTTAAAGGGCTGCATAATATGCACATCTGATTGCCATAGGTCGTCAAACATGCCGCCTTCACAACCTGCATCCCAGTCGCCTAAGAGCCATGCTTTACGCTTAACTGGGTCGGTAATCTGTGATAAATCCGCGACATATTCTGGCGCAAGCTTAGTATTTTCGCGCCATGAACCAAAAATATGACATTGGGTCTTGGTAATTATTTCGTCTTCTTGGGTTCTTGGATTAAAGATAGGTATATGCTTACGGACAATTTCACCAGACATACCCGCGTCAATAAAGCGTTTCTTAATCCAATTACGTCCTAAACCAGACGGATTTGTTGTAAGGAACACACACATTGGGATTTCTGGTAATAAACTGCCATCGGGTAAAGGATGTTCTTCTGGGACGAATGAGGTACGGTTTAGTGACAGTAGTAAATCTAGCACAGTGCTATCGGGACTCTTGCTAGCTTCGTTTATGCCAATAAATGCGAATTCAGAGCCATGCAATTTTTCGTAGGATGCTGCATCATCTACAGCACGGAATAATAATTCCTCGCCAGTTTGCCATACCCACTTGTTCTCACCCTTAGATGCGAGGAACTTAGCACCATCGTTGAATTGATAGAAGTATTTTTTACTTTTTGAAATAATATCATCGAGCGAACTCAGCTGCGTGTCGATAATTAAGGATTTAAAAAAGCGACCATACCCACGCCCAATAACAGAACGAATCCTCATTAACTGTACATCTGTCTTACCACAACCGCGAGTTCCGTGATATAGAACTATATTAGCAGGACATGATAAAGCAAGTTCTTGTGAACCAGGTGTCGGTTGCCAAATAATTTTGCGTTTTGTTTTTATGTTATAATCATAAGCCATATAAAATTGAGCCGTTTATGTAATAATCGTGAATATCTTGTAATGGGATGTGCCAAGCAGGATGTTTAAAATATGCATTTGGAAATTTATTTGCTTTAATCCTAGCGTTTATCACACTTCTATCTACATTTAATAATTTAGTAAACGATGTTGTTCCTATTTCACTATCTGTTAAATGTTTTATATAGTCATTATATAAGGCAAGTTCTTTTTCGAAAATATTTTTGTTTCTAGTATAAGTCATACTATCAATAAGTTCTTTGGGTCTAGTTCTTCCACGCAAAGCCGTTGCTATTTTATCTATTGCTTCTTGTGACCTTGTTTTACCCAATTGCGCTTCACGTTGTCTTTTTCTAGTTTCTTCTGATACTACTTTACCTATATTAGCTAAACTTACTTTTTCAATGTGTTCTGGTGATTTTTTGACTCCACGAATTTTTGATGCACGGAGTTCAATATGTTCAGCTGATTGTTTCACACCACGTTTAGTTGCAGCAATACGTTCTATTTGTTCTGCTGTACGTTTTTTACCTGTATTGGCTATAGTTACCTTATTTATTCTTTCTGGTGAGTGTTTTCTTCCAGTCAAATATTTTGATTTCTTAGCATTTCTTTCAGCAGAATGTTTCATTCCTAACTGAGCTTCACGTTGTTTGTTACGTGTATCATCAGATACTGTTTCGTTATCACCACCTGTTCTTAAATTATATCCATTAGGTGACAATGTGTTGTGTTCTAATATATATTTAGCTTCAAGTTCGTTTGCTTGGTCTATTGTTAGATTATCGTGTAAGATTTCATGGCTAAAAGTATCCCAACCGTAATGTTGTATAGCATGACTAAATATGCGACATCCACTTGATAATCTTTTATGTGCAGCACAGCGTTTTTCGTAATCTTTTGTTTGCCCGATGTAGGATTTGCCTGATGGAGAAGTATGTTTGTAGATTAGGTAATTATCAGTAGTCATCAGTTTTGCCTTGAGTATAAGGGAGTGATAAAATGACGGCTTGAATACTCACTCTTGTATTCTAGTCTTGCAAAACCATGCCGTCATTTGATAGACTAACACATTGCTGCGGATTTGTCAAGTGTTATGTATGGGTTGGGTTGGTTGAAGTAGTTGTGGATGTGTTTGGTTGGGATGATGAATGAGCCTTGTGAGCTAGTACGAGTTGTTGGTTTTAGGTGGTTTATTATAGTTTCTGCGGTTACGATTAATATATTTGCAAGCTGGTTTGCTGAATAGTTATCTTTAGTTAGCATTACTTGTAGATATTGTTGTTTTAGTTTTTCAAAAGTTTTTGCGTTTCTACTTAATGTTCTTTTAGCCATTCCTTCAGGTGACTTACTTTTGCCCAAATTAGCTAAAGACATTTTAGCTCTTGCTTCAACTGAATGTGTGCTATTTAAACCACCACTTCTTAAATTATATCCATTTGGTGCTAAAGTGTTGTGTTCAGCGATTAGTTTAGCTTCAAGTTCGTTAGCTTGTTCGATGGTTAAATTTTCATGTAGGATTTCATGTGTGAAAGCATCCCAAGTATGTTTATTGATTGCTTTTGCGAATGCAAGACATTGGCTTGATTTATGTTTATGTGCGTTGCAACGTCTTTTGTAATTATTGGTCTGACCAATGTAGGACTTGCCACTTGGAGAGGTGTGTTTGTAGATTAGGTAATTATTCATAAGTTGGGTTATGGGAAAGTTAATATTACTGAAAACCTGGTTTTGGAGTTGGTTGGTTGACATATAATTTTGGGTATGGTAGGGTGGGTTAGTTGACGAACGGTAGCATATGTTGGTAGAATTGTCAAGCTCGGAAGGTGAGAAAGTTTAAAATTAGGATGTTTGTGTGGATGTGGAGTACCGTCCGCTTGCCCGGCACTGATTTCGCCTACTTTAGGTGGTCAATTTTTTCTATAATTATCATTTTGGTTAGTTTTTTTTTGCTGTTGGTGTAATCTCATCCTGTTTTTATTTCATTCTAGGACGTGAAGAAAAAACGCGCGTTAAATTATCGCGTTAAATTATCGCGTTAAATTAGCTGATTAGAATAGCCTAATTTTCGCTACAGGTAGCAATGACGGGCGTTGAAATTTTTGAGTAGTGGGGTTGTATTGGTTTACTTTTTAAATGGCAACAGGTCACCATAGCTGTCAATTTAGAATAGCATTAATTATTGTTTAGCGCATTAGTTTACTTTTTTTTAGGTAAAAAAAAACGCCTGTCAATTATGACGGGCGTTTAGCTTGGGGCGTGGGTTGTTGTTCTAATTTTCTTCTATATATTCTTTCAATTCTTCTCTATTCCAATAAATGCCATCTGGCAGTTGTATATAACTATCAATGCAACATGCGCAGATGGCACGGTCTCGTGTTTTTTCGCGGCTTATAATATAAACATCGATGTTTTCTATCTGTTCGTTATGTGTTTCAACTTCGCAATCATCGCATGACGTGTAATGTGTGCGTAAACAATAGTCACATACATTGTGCTCGTCTGCGCCTGCAATATTGTGCTCGTCTTGTGATATCCATTCATGACAACAATCACATAAAAATTCTTCGCGCTCCTCGTGCTCCTCCTCGTTCTGCAAATCTTGGTTTTTATCTTTATATCTTGGGCAATTGTTCAAACCGTATTTTTCAAAAGCATGGAAATTAGTGTTTAGAAAACCTGTTTGACTTTTGCCGCTTCCAATTGTGTTGCTATCATTGAATATTAAGTAACGTGGTTTGTCGTCTTCTTCTTCAACTAGTGAAACGATAGACTTATCACCATCGACGTATGGCATAAAAACATTATCACTTTCATCTGTCAATAGTGGAACGCGAGCATTATCATAAGCACTCGCATCAAACTCAACGCCCGTGATGTCGCGAAGAATTTCCTGCAAAATGTTGTTGTTGCGGCTTGTGTAAAGCGTAGGCGATTTGTTTTTAATCACGTTGCTGACATATCTACCAACATATTCACCGTGAAAATAAACAGCAAACAAAATAAGGTCATGCGCACCACCTTCGAAGATGGGTTGATAAATTCGGGCAGGTGTGTAAAAAAAACGCATACAACTAACAAAGTCATCGACATGTTGACTTCTAGCGTAAAGTTTTGTGATTTGTGCGGGTTCTGTTATTGCCTTCACGCTATAACCTTCAATGCAGGCATTGTTTAACATATTAATCAATTTATTCAACGTTTCCTCGTGTATTCGTGGACAAACTTTACACGCAATGAAAACATCCTTTAAGGTACGCAAATCGTTAAAACGCCACGCAACATCGAAAATTCTCCCGCTTTTATTAACATGGTTCGGGTTCAACGCTCCTCGTATGATTTGCGCGGCTTGTATCAATTCGCGCTTGATAATCGCCGTTTTGAATTCAGTCATCCATTCAAAAGCGCGGGCAGTTGCTAGTATGTCGCTTGCTTCTTCAATATCGGGCGTGAAAATCAAAGGATTGTTAGAAAACATTTTAGATAATTTTAAAACGTCAATGCTCGCTGGCAATTTAGCGCGCGCGGCTGTAGTGATAATGATGTCACCATAAATTTTTGTGCGTTGATGATAAACTGGCAATGCAGAGACGTCATATTCTTTTATAATTGGGCGTTTTTTGTCAATTTCATAAATTTTGGGCGTTATATGCCATTCTCTAGCGATAAATGGCAGTCTACCGCTCGCGGCTGTTTTATTGTCATCAATGGCGATTTTGGTCAATACGTCGTGTTGCGTAGTAGTGACGTAAAGGCGAGCAATACGTTGGGCAATGGTTAAATGATTCATTTTTTACGCTCCTAATAATGCAAGTTTTAAAACATACATAAAGGCTGTCACTAATGACAACAGGACGGGCAATGTCGCTAAAAATAAATATTTCATAAATAAAATAATCCTAAAATTTTTATATAAAGTGGGTTCGTGCCGTTTGCTAATCAGCAGGCGTTGATAATATGCTTTTAGCGTAAAAAAAGAAAATTATTTTTTCACTAAAAATATTTTTTCTTTATTAATCAACAACTTATCAATTTTGACATTGATATTTTAACCGCAATACGGGCGGCATGATTATTGCTAAGATGCTATTATATGCGTAGCATTTATCATGCCAATTGATAGCATGCGATTCTAGGCTGTTTTAAGCCGTTTTAAAGCATTTTAGGCTTTAGCTATGCTATGGCATAGGACAACCACTTTCCGCGCTGTAGTGAAAAAATGCTTGTAAATCAATGACTTACAAACAGGGTGGCATGGTTCTTGAATAAGCAGGATTCATGCCAGCTTTTTTTAATAGCATAGCTGAAAAAATATTTCTACCATATTTTTTAAATGGTTTTAAGCTGCAATGCTACCATATTTTTTAAATGGTTTATTTTTTAAATGGTTTATTTTATTTTTTTTTTATTTTTTTTTTATTTTTTTTTTATTTTTTTTTATTTTTTTTTTATTTTTTTTTTATTTTTTTTTTATTTTTTTTTTATTTTTTTTTTTATTTTTTTTTATTTTTTTTTTATTTTTTTTTTTATTTTTTTTTTATTTTTTTATTTTTTAAAATATCAATGCTTTTTATATGTATATACGCGCGTATATATATAGCGCGGTTAGCCTTCACACTAATATACGCGGTTAGCCTTCAAGCAAACGCGATTAGCCTTCGATGTAGCAATTATGTGCGCGATTAGCCTTTACATAGATACGCGATTAGCCTTCATACTGCGCGATTAGCCCTCAAGCAATGCTAACGTACCAGTTACAATGCAAATCGTCTTCTAGGTGGCTTAGAACGCATATTACGCATTATGGGTAGCGCGGTTAGCCTTTGCATATAAATACGCGATTAGCCTTTAGTCACATTTTTCACACGCATTGTATCCATATACAGGCACAATTTATGTCGGCATTGTAAACAGTTTGTTGACAATCAGCCGTGTTTTCGAACTGAAAAAGTCAGTATATCCAAAAAGTGCGACACTTTTCATCAAGCACTTTTTTGCATTTTTTCTGTGAAAAGTTATGCACAGGCTAAAAACAGGCTAAAAATGGCTAAAAGTATACGATTTCCAGTTTCAAAGTGAAAAACCGATATTGTTTTTTTTTATTTTGTACTGCTTGACCTATGGTTAAGTTGTTGAAATATATAATAAAATAATTTTTTCGTGGATTTGACCCTAAATCCACTATATCTATATAAATCAACAGCTTACATAGGGTAAAAAATAGGTCATTTTTCAAATCGTTTTGAGAAAACAACCCGATTCGCAGACTTCTTTACATCGACAACATAGAATAATAGTTAATTATTGTAACTTATTGATAGTAATAGATAATAGTAGTATATATGTATAAATATATTTTTTTTATTATATGCTATGCGCTGGGGGGGGTAAAGTGATTGACCTCTATTTTTTCCTTATAAATCAACAACTTAACACTCTAAATCAATGACTTACAACGCCTTTTTTGCCATTTCTGTAACTCATTGATTTTATTCAACAAAAATAGTTATGCACAGGTAGCTTTTTATTTTTATTTTAGTGCTTTACGCTCCTCCCCTCCCCCCCCCCCCCCTAAAAGCATACGAAGGGTCACAATCACCCCCCCTATATGAAGCACTATTTCGTTTACTTTCAATAACTTAAAATCCTCATCATTTTTTTATTGCAAGACATGTAACCTTTTTAACAAACCCAGCAACCACCTGCCCTAGAATTAATTTCACTCCGTATGCCTTTTTTGCAATTAAATACAATTAATTAAATTTCCGTATGCTTTTTCTCATTTTTAATCCATTTTTACCCCTCATTTTTCATCATTTTTGTTTTCATATTAAAAAATACCTATGCTTTTAAGCCACATTACTCAATACTAACAACAACTTACCTTCAAATATTTATTATTTTAAGTTGCAAAACTTGACCTATTTTTTGCCATGTGATACCATGATTTCTCATTGGAATAATTCGTTTATTCGTACCACAATTGGCAACAATGTTTTTACCTAACAACCAACAACAACAACCCTAACTGGAATACACACCATGACCATAAAACCAAAACCAACTTATACACATTCACAAATTGCAAACAACCCTGCTTTCGCACATTACATACCTACAACTAAAGTAGCGTTACTCGCAGGTATGCCACATAGCAAAATCCTATCGGCTATTACTAAAA